TTTAAAACATACATAAAAGTCATGTTTTCAAAATCATCAACAACTTTTCCAGCCATATGACCAAAATAAATCTCATCTTTATCCAATGGCTTAAAACAACATAATTTACCAAGTTCAATGTCTGCTTTATTATCTTGAAATCCATAGCTGTTTGTGTATATTTTCTTTTCTATTTGTTTTTCTGTCTGTTTTGCATACTCAAAAGCTCTCAATTCATCTTTACCAAGCCATTTGATCCATGCGCCACAATCATCACAATAAAGTCCTGTATTATTACCTTTTGCTTCTGTATGTAGTGAAATACTTCCACATTTCTTACAACAATTCTGATACATAATTTCACCTCCAGTATATTATTCTCCAAACTCACAAGTGTCACATGTCGAGAAATACTTATCGTGGTCTATGCAACATTGTGGTTTGTTGTCATCTTCAAATTCTTCTTTCTTAAAATTTATACAAAATGATTCACATCTACAAGTCAACATAGACGCAATAGCCATTCCGTGAACAATAGCCATTTTGCACTGATTGTTATCTTTAAACACCGTGGAATCAACCATCTTATCAAATTCTTCCGATGCAATATAATCCAATATTTTCTGTTGTAATTCGGTTGAATCAATAAGCACTTTATAATTATCCATTTAGCACCTCTTTTCATAAAACCAGATGATATGTTGCTTTCCTATGGAGTTATCTATAATTCATTCTTCTCTCAACTTCCTGATCATTTTCTTCATCGTTGAAATATTTGTAAGCAAGAGTCATAGGATAGTTAGAATCTTTTGCTCTGTCCCACATCATAAATTCACACCAGTTCGGCTCTTTATATCCTTCTTTATTGTTATTACACCAACTTGGATTTTCAAATAATCCATCAAAAACACTCTTCCAAGAATATTTCTCCCTCTGAATATTTCTATTCTTGATAATAGTTGACTTGTCATATCCTTTGATTTCTACAAGAACATCTTCACAGCCTACTCTTTTACAAAGTCGTACAAACCATTTCATAAATTCTCTGTAAGTCTGTTCAAATTCTCTATCTCTTAAAGCTGCATTTACAACAAGGATATATTCGTCCTGTGTTTGTAACCATCCTCTACTACGACTCTTATATCCGTATCTATCTACTAAATTATTTGTCACTTCGCCAAATTCATCACATGAGCATGAACTGTTATAACCATTTTTCTGAATGATATATGTATTCATGTCACCTTCAGAACCTGTTACTCTTGGCAGATGATTTAGCACTGTTTCAAGAATATATCTCTTCTCAGGCTGTGTTCTACCCATAGGATGAACTGTTATTGTACCGTTGATATAAGTCCAACTAGACATTTTTACCTCCTTGCTTCAACATTCTCTACTCGATGGTCAATTTCATGTTGTTCCCATGATTTCTCCAACTACCTTCTTGCTTTTCTTCTTTGATTAGTGGAAACTTCAAATCAACCTTTCTAACAATATCTGTCAACTTTTTATTGCCTTTTAAAATTGAAATAGAATGACTTCTTCGATATGTATTAATTTTCAAAGCTCTTTCTAAAATTTTTTCATCTGATTCATAATCACCATTATATACATAAGCAAAACAGTGCCCTTCTTTAATATCAGTATTACCATAATCAAAATCTTCAAAAATTACTTTTTTCTTACCAAGATATAAATACATTTCCCCTTGAGTTGATTTGTAAATTCCACCTACTTCTAATTTACTTAACGGAATTGTTTTTAAATTTGCTTTTCGCTCTCGCTCTTCTGCTTCTTTCTGAAGAAATATATTTATTTTATCTCTAATTTCCAACTCCTTTTTCGTTGGATTTTCAATCAGATATGTATTGCTTGTACAACTTTTATTAATATATTCTTCACTATATCCTAAATAAACAACTGAGCTACCTTGAAAAACTCCAATATGCATTCCTGGTGAATTTCTACCTATTGCCATTCCGATGCACATATCACCTTCTTTAATCTCTCTACCTAAAACTAACTGACTATATCCTTTAAACCCAAGATCCTTTTCTAATTGTTCTATAATTGGATTTTCTACTACTTCGTAAATATGTTCTATTTCGAATGCTTCTAGTTCATCTTTATAAACAATTCCATTTGCTAATGGAAATAAATCTACATAAACCCTTTTTCTCCAAAATGTTTTATATCCTGTAAAGTCTTCAATGTATCCACTTCGTTTAATCAATTCAGAAAATACAGTATCTTTATTTTTAAATTCTTCTACTCTATTTTCAGGCACTTCCCCATATAAATAGACATATTTACCACCAACACTAACTGCATATTTCCATATTCCGTTTATTTTTAAATGTAAGTGTATTTTATGTATATAAACTGCTTTCATATTAATCAATCTACTTTCTATTAATCCATTCCTTAAACTCTTTGAAATCTTCCTTTGTAAACACAATATCAGAATAATAAAAATCTTTATTCCTGATAATCGCCCAAATTTTCTTCAACTTCTCAAAAAACGGTCTTTGCTGAGTATAAAAATTACCATTTGTATATGTTAAGAAGGCATAATCTCCATCTTTATAATCATAAATCTTAAAGTGGATACCTTCATCACATCCACATTCACAGCTTACAATTAACTCATCATCTTTGAAATTCTTAAATACTGCCATAATAATCTCCTTTACTTACCATTGTAAAGTCCAACTTTGTAGTCATCCTTAACATCAATAGTTACTTCTCTTTGAAATTTTCCTTCCTTATCATAGAGGGATAGATAATATCTATTACCACGCTGCTCTAATACGACATCCTCATTCTCGAATAACTCAATTCGTTTCTGTTTCTGCACTGATTTATTCTCTATTTTAAAGTTATTCATTGCTTCTTTTGAACTGACAAAGATTGGTGATTTTAATTCTTCAAGAATACAACTAATATCATCGTCCAGCCGATCATCATTATTCGTATGCCTATCAACTGCTCTAATAACGTCTTTCTCAAATAATAATCTATTTGCCACTTTAATATTCTCCTTTCCTTGCTCTATCACATTTATTAAAATCTAAAAGCATCTTATACTTATATTCTCCAAATCTTTCTTTCCAACGCTGCTTTGCTTTATCAGTATCCCAATTAAAGGGCATCATATGATAATTGATAAGGAAACATGTGCCTAATACAACATCAGAATTAACATGATACATAGCTGTCATGTATTGATATGAACCGTAACAATGATGCTGATAATAATGAGCTATCCCATTTTCATCAAATGTTTGTGTACTCAATTTACCTAAATCATGATACAAAGCACCTATTCTAAATCTTGCAGGATAAGCATATTTTGTAGAAAATAATCTTGATGTATATTTACAGTGTTCAAATAAATCCATTGTATGATGCGGATTTTTCTGATCAAATCCTCTCATATCTGGAATATCATTTGGTTCGTAATCATTTAATAAATTATGAATAATAATTTCATCAAAACCCTCTTCCTTGAATGGAATCTGAAATTTTCTAATCTGCTTATCTAACACAAAATCAGGTACAGGATGTTCTCTATGTAAATTATCTTCTTTGCACTGCTCAAATGGCTTTGGAATAATCACACACACTTTTCTAACATTTAAACCATTTACTTTCATCATAATTGCTCTGCGAGATTTCATAGTTAGATTAGTTGCATCTGCAATTACATTCTTTTTATTCTCCAAATTCTTGCGGATTCTATTGTGAAAAATTTTAAACACTTCTTCATTATGTTCTTGGTCTTCGTAATTACCTGTCAATTCTTCACGAATTGCATCCGATGATACGATTATTGTATTTGGATTCTCATTGGCAATCTGAGTGGCAATGGTTGATTTACCACTGCCACTCAAACCACACATAATATATAATGTAGGTTTATTCATTTAAAGTCTCCTCGAACAACTCTTCAGCTTCTTCCATATCAGGCACATCAGATGTGTCTTTAGCAATTCCCTCAATTACCTTAAATTCAAACACCTTATCCTTATAAGCTGTGAATGTTGCTCTGTTATCAATACGAACAACTCCCCCTTCCGCAACATGTGTCTTGCCAATTTCATCTGCTGGCATACCATCAAGATATTTATTTACTCTTTCTTTCAAATCTTCTGGTGTAGTAAAAATAAACTTCTCTAAATCAGGTACATGCTTAACACCCAACTTGTCACACCATACTTCTACAGTCTCCCAAGGCACTTCAACAACTGTTCCATCTGCTGTTGTCATTGTCATTCGATATACATACATCTCATTTTCACCTGGTTCACAGCTATATGAGAATGTCGTAGTGTCGCCAAACTTCTTTGTAAATTCTTTTTCCTTAACTCCCTTATTAGATACTGAACCCATAATTGGTGTTGTTTTATTTACATATCCGACAATTTCATAGAAAATTTCAGCACCTTCAGGAAGCTTGTCTTTTAATAAATCGTGGTACTTCTTTCTAAATCCATTATCAGAATAATATCCATCATTCTTTGTCATATCCTTTAATACAACTCTTCTACTACCAGATACAACAGAAACTTCTCTTGTAACCTTTGGCTGCATATGTAAAAACTTTCTCAGCTTACTATTCTTCTTTGTAACCTTAACAGTCTTCATAGTACGAGCTGATGTTCCGTGGAGCTTACGAGTAATATAAATCGTATCACCTGGCTTAAATGCTGACATATTATATGCAAGCTGTGCAGTATCTTTATGCTCTTCAAAAAATGGATATGATACTGTTTCTTTCCGAAACTTATTTTTCTTATTTGAATTATTTCCATTACCTCTTGAACGATTCTTTCCTCTTGGAATATATTTCTGACAAATCTCATGACCACCAAGAACTGTAATCTGATCGCCATCTTTTAATTTTGAAATATCTGTATACTTAGCAAGTGTTTCAATTGGTAATACAAGTCCTTCTGACTTCTCGCCTCTAAGTCTAATAGCAGTTACATTTCTCTTCTCAGCATCCATATAACCACCAATGTTGTTTCCATTCTCGTCTTTCTTTCTGACAAGGTTATTATCTGTTGCGTATTCAAGCGATAACTGACCGTCAGATGGGAAGAAGACTACTTTCTGTCCTTCCTGATAACTCAAATCTACAATTACATTCTGTCCAAATACTTCTACACACTGTAATCTATCAGCATTACTATGTTTTCTTAATCCTTTTAATGTTGTGATATAAGCACAATACATAAGTTCCTCTTACCTTAGTAAGTAGTGCGCACTTTATCCTATAGGAACTTTTCTATTTTTCCTTTCTTTTTTAATCTTCTAATTGGTTACCTTTTGCTTCATTACAAAGCTTACACATTGTTTGATAGTTACTAATATCATCAATACCACCTTTTGAGCGTGGTATAATATGATCTTTTGTCATTAAAATTTCATCACCATTATCATCAACTGCATATAAATTCAGATGATAATTCTTATCCTGTAAATGTCTTTCTTTTGCAAAATATTTTCCTTCAATTCCACAAACTGCACATTTACAGCCTTTAGTGAAAAATGTCTGGTATCTCTGGCTGTTACCTTTTATTAAATCCCCATCGAAATCAACTTTTGCAAGTTGTCTATCCTTCTCAAACAAAACATTTTTAACCTTATCTTTAACTTCTTCTATTGAATAAATTTCTTTCCTAATTAATCCCGATTGATTAAAATCTTTTAATAATACTTTTACTTCGTGCAACTTGTAACATTTTTTAAATAATGGTTTATTGTTTAATGTTACGCTAATCAATTCTGTATCATTGTTAGGTGACATAGGATTTTTATTCTTCCGAAAATTTGTATGTAAAAAATCTTGTACTGTTTTAAATTTTAATGACAAGATTTTGTCTTCAAACTTATATTGAATTTTAAAATTTTTATCTTTTTTTCGCATAAAACATGTCTCCTTATAATTTATTGCCACCTATATATTCTCTCTTTATTGTTCAAAAAACTCGAAGGAAATGCTTCTTTCCTGCTAACCATGAATATCCATATAAGGATACTTAATTCCTCTATATTCCTTATAACCTTTTGTCAAAAGTCTGAAATTCACATTCTGTTTATAATACCCTTTGTATCTCTTTACTGGAAACAAATGAGTACAACTACATTGAACACAAAATTTGCTATTTTGTTTGGCTTCATTTTTTGAATAATAATATCCTTGAGTTCCACCACAACAAGGACAGCTTGATATCCATACTTCTCTTGTTAGATTGTGTATTTCTTCAAATGGAATTTCATGGAATATTAGCCCTTCAGGAGTTACAAGATAATATTTCTTTTCATCAGCATCTATGCTTTTTGACTCAACTTGACTAAACATTTATTCTCCCATCTGATCTACAATACCCTGTAACTTGTCAATATATATCTGAGCGTCCTTTTTATGTCTAAGCTGCTTAATATCAGCAGGTACAAAAGCTAATATTGCTTCACCAAAAACTTTATTGTCAGCGTATAAATTCATAAACTGACACATGGTTTCAGCATCAATCCAATCTAAATATGGCTGAAAACAAATCACATCACCCTTCTGTGGATGCAGTTTTCTAACCTTAATAAGTGTTTGTTTAAATAATTTCTTTCTCTGTCTCTTGTTCATAATTTAATTTGTCTCTCTTACATTACTTCTAAATGATATTCTTCAACATATTTTCTTTTCTTCCAAAACTTCCACCACGGAAATTTCACATATTCTATTTCTATAACTCGAAATATCTTGTCCTCATTTTTATCTCTATCTAACCTTAAAGCAGGTGAACCAAACATTGCTTCGGCTAATTCGTTAATAGAAATATGTTCTCCAAGTTTGTATTCCTGTTTGTGTGGTTGTGGAGGATAATAAGAAATCACGTCATGTTGTCGTAATTCATATGCTCTCATATTGTTATTCTCCTTCGAATATTACTCTTATTGGCTTTATAGCTTCGTCATTTATTGGTATAAGAAGCACTTTGTCATTTCCAACCTGATCTTTAAATATTTTTGGAGCTTCAACAAATGTAACTCTTTTTGACATATCACTATCCAGCCACTCTTTGAATTTTTCGAGATTTTCTTTTTCAGAAATTGCAGTACAAGGACTTACTTTGTCTATTAACTCTAAAAACTTTTGTCTTTCTTCTTGTGATAAATCCATATTGTTACTCTCCTATTCGCTCACTCTAAATACATTTGTATCACCAACACCCAAATCTTTTACTTCTACAAAAGAATTAAAACCATCCTCCATAGTTGTAATCAGTATCTCTCCGTTTGATGCCCGGTTGCCATAGAGTGCGGCCGAAGCGGCATCCTTCAGAATGGACATTGTCTCAATATCCT